GCCGCAAATCCCCTGAACGCGGCGTCGTTGTACTTGCCCGTCATGCCAAACAGCGTGAGCTTGTACGCCTGGGTGATATCGTCGTCCGTGAAGTAATGCGTCTCGGTGAAGTTGAAGACCGGGACGATGTTGGCGAGCATGGCCAGCACGGCGCTGGTGTGATTCCACTCGTCGTCCAGCCGCGCCTCGGCCATCTCCGCCAGTTCGGCCAGGGTGAACGGCCCCGGATTCAGGCCGAGGACGCCGGAGCTCTGGGCGACAAGTCGCCAAGGGGAGATGCGAACTCGTCCTCGATGGCCTTGCGCATCCGCTCGTCGAGTTCCGGATCGTCCACCTTCGCCTTCGCAAGTTCCCCGGCCAAGTCGGCGTACCGGCGCATCTTGTCCAGCACCTTTCCCAGCACGTCGCGCTGGGTCCGGTTGGGGAAAAAACGGACAAGTTCCTCCAACAGAGCCTGCGTCGCGTGCTCGATGGGATCGCCCGCCATCGCCTTGCCGAAGTCCGTGTCGCTGATGTTTTTGGACTCGGCCTCCTCCTTGCAGAGAGCGAAGACCACGTCGCATAGAAGTACGGGGTCCGCCATGAGCCGGTCCAGCAGCTTCCCGCCGTCGCCCACGATCTGCATCAGGTCCACGTCGCAGAGCGACCGGACGCGCTTCAAGGCGTCCACGTTGAGCGCGACCGTCCAGTTGCGCCCGGCGTTGTCCGTGAAAGTCTTCAAGCGGCCACCTCCTCTCATTTGGGAGCGGGGCCGGGAATCGAACCCGGTTTGATCGGCGAATGAGGCCGTCCAGGACACCAGTCCTTGCCCACCCGCGATGTTCCTGATCGGTTACGCCAGAGCGGGCACGCCCTGTTCCATCCAGACCGGGGCCGTCGCCGAGTACGTCGGCTTGGCCGTGACATTGGCCGTCATCGCCTCCTCCAGCGGCTCGTTGCGGCTGAAGTTGGTGACCGCGAAGTCGGCCACGAGACCCGTGCCGGTCTCCTTCGCTTCGTCGAGGATCGCGAGGCCGATGACCTCGTCGTTGAGGTAGGCGTTCTGCAGCGCGGCGAAGCCCGCGTCCGCCGGGTCCCACACCATCTCGAACTCGACGCTGCCATCCTTGAGCGTGCCGACGGTCGCCTTCCACCCGTTGTTTCCGCGCGTGGTTACGTCGGCCTCGCCCTTCTCCAGGTTCAGCGTGTTGTCGCGGACATTGGTGAGTTCGAGCCAGGGGTTGGTCTCGTGCGCCACACCGCCGACCTTGTAGTAGAGCTTCGCTTCCAGTCCCGTCTTTCCGCCCATGTCCTGTATCTCCTTATCTCACGGACCCGGCCCAGAAACCCGGAAGGCGCGGGGTCAATTTCTCAAGCGCCGGTCCCATGAACGGACGCTTCGGATACCTCTCCTTGCGATACCTGCCGCCGAACTCGTGCGCCATTGCGCTCGTGCCGACCCGCTCGTAGGTCGGGCCGACCAGGGCGCGATCCCGGTGTCTCTCGACGCCGTAGACGATGGCCCCGCGCAGAAGCCCGCGCCGCGTGTGCGGCGGCGTGCCCGGCGCGCTGTAGCTCTTGCTCCTCCGGATGCTGCGCCGGGCGGTCAGGCGGATCGCAGCCGCTGCGTGCGCCAGCGAGTGGAACGAACCCTGCTCGGCGCGCTTGCGCACGATCTCGATATCGAACCGCGACCTGGACCGTATCCCGATCATGTCTCAGCCCTTCTGGTTGACAGAATTGCGGTGACCTGTAAGAATCCCTCCAGCACTCGTTCATGGAGTATCCCTACATGCGACCGATCCCAGTTTTGCTTGTCTTCTTGGCCTGCTCGTTGGCCGGTTGCCAAACGAGTACCAACGCACTCCGGGGCAAACCTGGCGTTGTTGATTCCAAGACAGGTAACCTTGTTGCCTTTTGGCTCGAATACGATCACTACGAGGACAAACCCATACTCGTCACGGAGCCCTATGCCGTGTTCATGGTGTGGTACAACAACGAGAAGTTCTTCAGCATTTACGACAATGTGCGTAAGACCTTCTTGAGGACCACTGACTTCGATGTCTTCCTGCAGCAACTGGATGCACTTCCTCATGGCATTGCAATTCAGCGTTTTGACACATGCACTGTGTCGCGCGTTCATGACATGCCAAGCGAGGATTGGCAGAAGGTCTTGGGTGTACTTGAACGCGGCAACCGAAGCTGGGCGATCAGCAAGGTCAATGGCCTCAATCACGAGGTCATCTGCTATTGCGAGAGCAAGGGATTCCGATATCCGTAATGCCGTAGATTCCACGATCTTCCTCACTTCACGATGCGGTAAGTCACCGTCAGCACGCTGGTGAACTGCCGCATCTCCCGCAGGTGCTCCGGAGAGTAGACCGGCGCGTTCTCCGTCTTCCGCCAGACGGCACCGACCTCGGCGAGCGGCCGACGATTGAGGTAGTCCGCAATCTCCCGAACCAGCGCCATGAGGGGGTCGATCTCCTCGTTGGCGATGGAGGCGACCTTCTTCTGAATCGCCACGTCCACCTTCACGTCATGGGCATCGCGTCCACGATCCAGCGTCTCGCTCTCGACCTGACGCGGAACGACGGTGACGTGCAAATCCTGCATGTCGGCAAGGTCGAATTCCGGCAGGGCCACGCGCTCGGCATTGAACGGCGTGGAGAACTCGTGCCCGTTCAGCATGTCGGCCACGGCTTGTGCAACATTCGTGATCATGCTTCAGCCTCCGATCAGACTCGCCACGATGGACCCAGCGCATGCGAGGAACGCGCCAAAGGCAATCCAAAGGGCCCGGGCACGGAAGCTCTCAGTCGACTCCAGCCGGTCCAGCCGTCGGAGAATCCCCAGCCTGCCGTTGCCGCGGATCGCCTCGTCGAGGCGGTCCAGCTTCCCGTGGATCGCGGCGAACTCGTTCTTGCAAATCGTCCCGTACTGTTTCTCGCAGCTCATGCTTCTGTTCCCACGTGTTTCGTGTGGACGCGAAAGACTTTCCGGTACGGGTCCGAGTAGCGGAAGTGCGGCTCGCCGCCCGGGGCCATGACCTCGAAGATCTCCACCTTGCCGTTCAGCGTGTCCTTCACACCGTCGCCGCGTTCCGGTTCGCCGAATTCTGCAAGGTCCACGACCTCGACCAGGTAGTCCCGCGCCTCGACCCGCTCGAACAGCCCATAGCCCTTGTCCACCTTGAAGACCGTCTTGCCGACCAACGCCGGGACTTCTTTTTCCTGTGCGCCGCGCGCATAGATCACCTGGCGCGACCGGTAGATACGGTTCATAGACGTGAGCCACTCCTGGGACTGTTCAAGCAGGTCGGGCATTCGGTTCCGCCTACTGACTCATGCGCACGCGCACGGTCGCGTCGTCGTCCGTCGCGGCCTTGATCGTCTTGCCGATGAGCTTGTTCGCCCCGGTCTCGTCGTCGGCCTTGGCCTCGCCGTCGGCCTCGTCCCAGTACACCTTTGTACCGGCGGCGATGGCCGTGCCCACGCCGGTCGCCTTGGGGAACTCGAACACGCCGTCCACGGCCAGCGCTCCGAGCGCATTGGCCTTGATGTCGAGCTTTGCCACGCCGACCAGGTCGCCTTGCACGACCACGGCCCCCGACGCGACATCGGCGTCGGGAGTGTAGTCAATCGAGTGGCCCGTTTGGATGAATTTCACTGCCATTTCAGTTCTCCTCTCACCAGGCTGTAGACTGGAGACTGTAGGCTGGAGGGAAGCGTGGAGCCGGGCCGTTCCTACGGACTCCGGTCTCCAGCCTCCGGCCTGCCGTTACTCGCCCTTGAACTTGGTCATCCCGCGATGGTCCTGCTCACGCACGCCGAGGTCGAAGTACACCCGGAACCTGATCCCCAGCGTGTCGAAGTCGGTGTCGCCCTGTTCCACGGTCGGGGTGCGGCGGCCCTTGAGGTAGCCGATCTCGAACGTGTCCACGATGGACGGGGCGGCGAAGAGATACCACGCCTTTGCGGACGCGCCGGTGTAGTTCGCGTTCGAGAGGTAGGGACTCGTGACGACCACCAGTTCCTCGTCGGACAGCGCGTTGTACGTCGGGATGCGCCGCTTGTCCGTCGTGCCCACGGCCATCAGCATGATGGAGTTGAGCAGTTCGCGCGCCGTCATCTTCAGCGCTGTCGGCACGAGCAGGAATTTCGGGCTGACGTTGATCGGCTGGCCGTCGGCATCGGTCTGATCCATGAACATCTGGATCGCCACGCCGAGGCTGTCGGCCGACAGCGCCGTATCCGCGCCCTCCGCATAGTTGCCGTGATCCGTGCTGAAGAGGTCGTTCGGGTTGGACAGCAGCCGCGTGAAGAACAACTGGTCGATCTTCCGCGCCGCCCGCGCGCCCATGCCCTCGGGGACCTTCAGGAACGCGCCGAGGTCGTCGTTGTAGATCATCTGCCGGGTCAGGCTGAAGATCTTCCCGAACGTCCCGAGCTGGTTCGTGGCCTTCTCCTCGGTCAGGCCGCCGTGCTTCAGTTCGCCGTCAGGCGCGATCGGCTCCAGGTCGCCCACGTCGGTCAGCCGGTAGCGCTCCGACTCCTTGAAGTCGTTCAGCTCGCCTTCCGAGCAGAGCTTCGTGGCGATCACGGGCTGGGACTGGAAGCTCTTGAGGAGCTTCTTGTTGGCCACGTTGTTGAGGATGCCCGGCAGGGACACCGTGCTGAACGCCGCGCGGATAGTGTCATTGCCGAACGTGCGGGGCATGGCCTTGCCTTCGAGCCTGCCGCATTCCTCGAACAGCGTGTGGATGCTGATGTCCCGGTTGGGATAGGCCAGTTCCACGACCTGCTCGCCATAGGCCTTCACGAGCGTCTCGTCCGGGATGCCCGCGCGCAGGCAGAGCGCCGCTTCGAGCGTGCTCTTGTCGAAGTCCCGACCCTTGTCGCGGTTAACCGACAGATGCACGTCGGCCTGGGGACGATTCTCGCGCATGGCCTTGAGTACCTTCTGGCTCGTGTCCTCGAGGGACCAGCCCATGCGGATGGCATCCCGCTCGATCCGGGGGAACTCGCCCGCGCAGATTTCCTGGATGGCCGCCACGCGCTCGCGCTCGGCGCGAATGGCGTTCTCTGCCTCCTCGCGGGCGTCGGCCACGGCCTGGATCGCTTCCTCGCGCGAGGCCGTCACCTTCTTCTGCGATCCCGCGCCCGAGGGCTGCGGGGTCTTGGGGGCGGCGGGCTGGCCCTCCGCCTCGAAGTCGGGCGGGTCCTCGCCTTTCTCCCAGGCCGCCTTGAGCGCCGCGATCTGCTTCTCGTCCAGCTTGGCGGCATCGATCTCGTGCGACTCCAACCATTTCTCGAACTCCATGTCTGCACCTCCGTAAAGGGTGAACCGTGCCGCCACTTTCATGCGCGTGGCTGCGTCCGCGCCTACTGCGACAACCGAAACCTCGCGCAGTACCGATTTCCTAACGTGATAGAAGGGGCCGGTATGAACCTGCCCGTTGACCGTTCGCGTGCCCTTGACGAGCTCTGCGTCCACGACATCCGCGCCGATGGAGAGCTGCCAGTCGGCCCCGGCCTTGGCCTGCTCGACGATCCCCTGGGCTAGGCCGCTGGACGAGACAATCTCTCCGTCGATGACGAGTGCGTTGTCCTCGATCTTCGCGCGCACCATGCCCACGCGACTGCCGGTGCGGTTCTCGTGATTGGTGAGCAGCGGCACCGATTCGGGAATATCCAAACCAGCGAGGTCCACGACGACGGGGAAGCGCCAACCGGGCAGCTTCATCTTGCCGCCGGAATAGGCCAGTCCCATGACGCGGGCCTTCATCTCGTTTGCCGTCTCGGACGCCGCCTCGATCATCAGAAACTCTTTACCCATCCTTCTCTTGACTCCTTGCTGGTAGACCCTCGTTGCCTTCGAGCAGGAGTTCGCGCATGAGCGCCTTTTCGCGAGCGCGCTGGCGAAGCTCGGATTCCCAGTCCTTGCCCTGGCGGGCGTATTCGTGGGCCAGCGTGGTGGTGTGGTTCTTCAGGCGACGCTTCTGCGCGGTCGCCTCCTTGGCCGGGTCCACGTGCTCCATCCCGTCCCAGAACCACTGGTGCGACGGCAGCCGGACGCCGCCATTCAGGGAAAGCTCCTCGACCACGTTGGAAAGAAGCTCGCGCGCCGCGTAACCATCACGCAGGACGACGTATTCCCACAGCCAGCGCGCGAGAATGCGGTCAAGCACCTTCGCGGCCATGAACGCCTGGTCCACGCGGATGGACTTGAAGTAGGTCTGGTGGTCGAGACGCCCCGAAGCATAGTTATAGCCGCTGGAATTTCCCGCCGCGACGTTGTACGGCATGTTGAGGCAGCGGGCGATCTCGTTCAGGATTTCCTTCTTGAATTCCGCGTAGGTCGTGGTCGGCTGCATCGGCTCGACCTGGCTCATCTTCCAGCCGCCCGGCATGGTGAGGAGCATGTTGCGCTCGAGCTCGATGGCGTCCATCGGCTCCACAGATTCGGCCTCGCCGTTGGCGGGCGCGTCGGTGTAGAGGATGCCCGCGAAATCGGCGGCCGCTTCCGCCGCGCTCAGCACCGCCAGCGTGAACCTGCGCAGTTGTGCGAAGAGCGGCAGCGCGGGCGTGATCTCCGGGATTCCTCGATGCTGGCCGGGCCGCTCCTGTCGGAAGACGTGGACCATGTACGAGGCGGGCACGGTCATGAAGTCGTCGGTGAACGCGAACCGGCTCCCACCGGGATGGTCCTTGAGCACGTGATACGCGAGCGGATTGCCGAAGCTGTCCAGCCGAACGCCATCCACCTCCTGATCGTCGAGGAGATGCGGCATCGGACTCGTCACCTGGTCCGCTTCGATCAGGCGCAGGTCGAGCTTGATGGCGTGGTCGAGTCGCGGGTTGTTGGCCAGGATGCCAAACGTCTCGCCGTCCTGCGCCCGTGCCATGCGCATGGTGCGAAGCTTCTCGGCAAGAGAAACCTCCTGCGCCCATAGCTCGAACTGCTTCTCCACTTCGCGGTTGACCACGTCGACATCGGTGAGCATCTGGAGGCGCGGCCCTGTGCCGATGGTGTCGTTGGCCAGCGTCAGCACGATACCGCGCGCATAGCTATTGTTGGCGACCTCGTACCGCGCCCGGTTGCGCAGCGTGCGGCGCACATCCGCCGACGCAGCGGAATCGGCAGACAGCCCATCCGCATTCGCCCAGTGGCGACGGTTGTCAGCGGTCGTGGCCGCCGAATCGAACCGTCCCCGCACTCCTGTCTGCGTGCCACGCACAGGCAGGCGACGCACCGCGACAGCGCGCAGGCGACCGCGCGAATACCGGTCGCTCAGTTGAAGGGGCTTTTTCTCGGTCGCTGGGGCGATCATCAATCTGCCCCCGGTGGAACCAGCTTGGAAACGCGCACGCCAAGACCGGACGCACGGCTCGCCTGCTTGGAGTTGAGGTATCGATCCGCCTCGATCTGGTCCTTCAGCGGATGCTGCTTCATCGAGCCCGAATCCCCAGACACTTCGGCAGGACCTTGGGCATTCTCTTCAATGGTTTCGGTGAGTTCCTTGGCCATCTTCTCTCCACAGCATGTATGGTCCGAGCGGAGTGGTATCCGCTCACTGGTTACATACGCGGTGGGGATGGGAAATGACGGGGAACCAAGGCAGAAGGCGGGAAATCGTTACGTATGTGTAACTGGGGTGGTCGAGCCAGTCGGGAATACCTGCCGGCCAACACGCTTGAAGGCGCTGAGGGTAGGGTTGCGGCGCTTCTGGCTTTCGATGACCGGTTTCAGTGTCGCGTATTCGGCGCGCCAAATCTCCGCGAGTTCGTAGTGTGGCGTTAGTAGGACGAGAAGCGCGTAATCGAATTCGTGTTCAGAGAACCGGCTGAGCCGTCCCACGTCACGCGGCAATCCGTCCGACTCGCTCCGTCGTGTCTTGATCTCTACGCGCAATCCGCCGCGGTCAATGGCATCAAAGCCTTCGGAGCGAGGGTTAACGACGAGCCGCAGACCAAGCTGATGGCATACAAGGACCTCTCCGACCTCGCCGGTGATGCCGAGCTTGCGTGACCCGTGAACGGCCTCCTCGTAGGCCAAAGCGGCATCAATGGCCTGCCGCACTTTGTCGAGCAACATATCGTCTACCACCACGGTATCAATAGTATCCATCTTCATTCCGAGTCAAGAGCTGAAATGATCATCCTGCGCGGGCCGTCGAACTTTTGCAGGTTCCGCGAACGGCGTTGTCCTTCAGACGACACGCTTCCGGATCACAGATATGCCTGTATCCGCAGGAACAGAGCGCAAGCGGGCACAGCAATCCGGCCTTCTTGTGGCATACATTGGCAATGCCGGAGCCAAAGAGACAGACATCGCACATGTCCCTTTCGCACATCCTCGGCACGAAGTCGAACGTCACGTCCAACTGCTCGGGATAGAAATCGACCGCGCCGCATTCGGAAAGCGCATCGTATATCTCCCGAATGGTGCGCGGCATGTCCCAGGTCCTTCTCTCGTGCGCGAGATAGGGGCTGAACAGGCCGTTGCGGAATGTCTCGGCGTTGTTCCAGACATCACCCGGCAATTCGAGCGCTGCAAGCGCTGGTTTCAATTCGGGATTGGAACGGTGCCATCTCTCAGCACCACTGACTTGCGCCGCCGCAAGCGCGTCGACGAACACATCGTTGAATTCAGGGCTCTTCAGATAATCGCGCAACGAGCACCACAGGCGCTTTCGCCCAAAGAGGCCCTCCGACGCTGATCTGTTCATCTTGAATGCAGCAGCCGATTTCTCCTCACGTTCGAGACGCCCTTCGATCTGACTCGCCGACAGTGCTCCGCCGACGGAATATGTGAGCTGGTTCAGGGCGGCAGCCATATGGCGTATGGCCTTGGCGAGATCCCGCTCGCGCTCAGCCGAGGATCCTATGAACTGCGCAAGACTCCTGCCGGCAGTCCCATCCAGGATGCACAGAGTCCGGTAAATGAGCACGGTATCCTCGGGCATGTAGCGTGATGCGAACTCGGCGTGGTCTCCTGTGATCCCGTAGCGAGCCAATCTAGTGTTCGGTGTTTCCACAGGACACTCAAGCCGGATCGATTTGCCCTTCGGCTTGATGTAGCGGTGAGCTATCTCATGGACACTTCCGTCGCATTCTCTGGAGAACGCACAGACAAGATGCGATAAGACATAACCGCCGATGTCCCAAATCCGCTCAAAAGGCATCTGGCGATCTGTGATGTAGGAGAGCCAGTGTGTGAGCAGCTTCTCGTCTGCAGTCAAGTCCGGGCTGCAATAGTTAATGAGATTGTAGTTACCTGACTCCGTCCAACGGATTCCGTCCAGCTCAGAGAAGGCATTGAGAATAGCTTTCATTGTGTCCACATCAACGACTTTGAACGGCTGCATCGCAACTCACCTCCTCGATTGACGACGCCCACTTCTACCGGGTGCCTATTCTATCACACTGGCGAGGTTTACCGAAGATACTGTCACTAACACTCAGCCAATGGTCCTCTCGTAGGTTGTGACGCGCCTGCCGCAGTTCCGGCATTCCCGCCTTCTGAGAATCCGACCGCCGAACGCAGGCCGCGTATAGACGACGCGGAAGTGCCCGCAGCCGCATTTGGGGCATTCGAGGCCACGCTTTTCCTTCTGGGATTCTTTCACGATCTACCTTCCTCTGGCCCTGCGAATTTCCGAGAGCTTGACCCGTTGACGCGCCTTCGGTGCCCGTGATTCCGTTCCGGGCAGCACCACGCCCTGGATCGAAGCCGCCACGGCACATCCGACGATGCCGTCGAACCAGTGGTTGTCAAACATGTTCGGCTTCGCCTTCCACTCGTCCACCACACGCCCGCGCCCCTCGGTGCGGACCTTGTATTCGGCGGTCAGATGCTCGGAGAAGAGGCGGTGCAGGTCGGGCTTCCGACCGAACAGCGACAGGCATCCCGGATCGCCCATGGGCACGGCGAGCCGGGCGTGGATGAAGCTCTTCCAGTAGTTCGTGTCATAGACCACGTGGCGCACGGCACGCTTGCCCCGCACGTTGGGGATGCGCCAGTTGTGGCCGACGCGGTCCCCGCGCTTGCGGGTGTACTCGACGAAGGGAATGCTCGATGCGCCGACGTATTTGCCGTGACTCGGCAGGAGGACGGCCGCGAACCGGCTCTGGCGGCAGAACTGGTACACCACGTCCGTTGACTGGCCCCAGTTCGCGTCGATCAGGCACCGCTCGATGCGCATCATGGCCCCGTCGTCGCGCCGCCACTCCTTGCCGAGCAGTTCCTCGGTCAGCTTCTCCAGGCCGCCGTAGATGCTTCCCTCCAGGCCCGCCCGAGGAATCGCCCGCGCGAGCGTCCTTCGCGCATCGCGCATGGTGAAGTACGCCTTGCCCTGGTCCGGCCACGCGCCGTAATCCACCACGAAACCCGTGAACTCGTCCTCCCACGCCGTCACGATCCAGAAGAGCATCTTCTGCTGGACGTCGATGAAGGCGGTCACGTGCGTGCAACCGATGGACAGAACGCCGCGCTCCATGCCGTTCGTCTTGGCGGCAATCTCGTCGGCGGTCAGGACGCCTTCCTCGTTCACCATGTCGAGCGGCTCGTTCTGGTACTCGGCAAAGAACGCCGCCTCGTCCTGAAACTTCAGGTTCATGGCATGCTGGATGGCCGATGCCTCGTCCGGATTGTGCCGCGCGGGCCACGCGACAGACGCGCCCGCGTCCATTTCCGCCTGGTGCTTCCGATAGAACGCCGTGGCCTTTGCCAGGCCGCGTTCGGCCTTCAGTTCCGAGGCCCGTATCTGCTCGTACTCGGACCACAGCTTGTCGTTCTTCGGGAACGAGTACAGCATCTTTGTCCGCTCGCCTTGCCACTCCGGGTGCTTCTCGCGGTCCAGGATATTGTCGGCCATGTCGTGGCGGCAAATTACCGTGCAGGGCATCACGCCCGCGATCTTGTGCCCCGGGCCCGACAGGCCGAGCACCGCGCCCGCGAGCACGGCTTCCCGATTCTGGCACTGCGAAGGTGACCGTGCCGACTCATCCGTCTGCGGGTCGTCGATCACCACCAGCGACGGCCGCACGGTCCGGCCATCGGGCCGTTTGTACTTCATGCCGCGAATGCGCCCCGTAATCCCCGCCACGCGAATAATTGCGCCACTCGCCGCACTGCCGGGGATCGTCGGCAGGACGATCTCCTTCGCTGTCCACCCAATGTGCGTGCGCTCGCCACGGTAGAGCTGGCCATTGGCGCGATGGGCGATCCCGTCGAGTTTCTGGATGGGGTAGGCGACCTCCGGGAAATCTTCCAGCAGAAGGTCGTTCGAGTCCAACTCCATCTTGATGCTCTCCAGCATCTCCAGGGCGGACTTCTCGTCCGATCCGATCAGGCAGATGAACTCCCGGTGCCCGTACAGGATGGCCCAGAGGCACGCCGTCTCGCACAGGCTCGTCTTGCCGCTGCCCCGGGGCATGGCCATCGCGAAGAGGCCGCCATGCAACACCGCTTGCTCGATCTTGCGCATGACCTTCAGGTGGTCCTGCGACCATTCGAGGTGGAAGGTTTCCGGGAAGTACGTCTCGCAGAAGAACCGAAAATCGCCGCTCGCTTTATCCTTCCGCTCCGGGTCCACCACGTCCGGTAGGTCGCCGATGTCCCGGCCCGCCTGGGAGAGCGCCGCGTTCCGGGCGCGCGCCGCTTCCTTCATCGCCTCGTAATCGCGTGACGGCTTCTGCCTGGACGGATCGTGTCTCTCCAGAACAAGCCACGCCACGTATCGGTATAGATCAACGTGGCGGCCGTCGCCGATGCGAAACCCGGCTCGGTTGCGGTGACGACGCAGTTGCCGCTCGTCAATCACCGTGCCGAGCGGGGTGGAATTCAGGAGGCGCGTCAGCGCGGTCGGCGTCAGTTGTCGCGGATCAATTGCCAAGCGCCCTCTCCCGTGCCAGCCATGCGGCGTAGTGGACCAGGTTGATAGTGCCGTCGGGGTTCACCGGCGCGCCCGCCGCGATGTCCGTCTCCATCATCTCGCGGGTGATCCGGACGCCGCCTACGGCTGCCAGAAGCCGAGCCGCATCATCAAGGGATAGCGCCTTTGGGTCGAGTTTCGCTGTCATGCCGCCGATCCCCGCCGGAAAAACCAGCAGAAACTTTTCAACGATTTCATAACTCGCGACGTAAGTAACAGATAGAGCATCGGAAAAGCTCCAGAATTCCCTTGAGCTTTCCGCAGAATCATGGCTTCATGTGTCATGTAACGTATTGGTATGCAGCGGGTTACAGAAAGGAGACGGCGATGAACGCAGCGCAAAAACGATGGCTGGAGCGCAGGAAGAACGGCAAGGTCTACAGCCTGCCGTTGGGCAGCAGGCTCCCGCGCAAATATGGGCGGGTCACTGTCTACATTGACGAGAATCTCCTGGCGGTTCGAGGCAGTAGGGCCGTCGAGGTCGGCCGCCGATACGCCTACGTCGGATGGCGCCCGACGTATGGCGAGCACAGGATGGTGCGCCAGGGCAAAATCAAATTGACTGGACGCCTTTGAAAGGGAAGCACGATGAACGACCTGCATGTCAATGGCAAATACCAGCGTGAACCTTGGGGTTACGCAGGCATGCCCGTGCGCATCTACCGCGCGAAGAAGGACGGCAGCCTGTACGCGATGCGTTCCGTGCGCGGCGTCATTGCCACGGCCAAGGAGATGAAGACGCTGGACGAGTATGCTCGCCGGCAGCGGTGGGTTCCCACGTACCGCGCGTGGAACCGCGATGGCGAAGAGGTCTGGGTTTCGATTCCTGAATGAGAGGAGGCCATCATGGCAACAAGCAGCCGCATGTGGGTGAAGACGTGGCGAGTCGTGGTCAACAACTCGGGGCACAGCAACATGTCGAGCGTCGTGGGCCGTTACATGACGCCGGAAGCCGCCGAACGAGTCGCGCAGGCATTCCGCGACGCGCTGTACGCCGACCCATACAACTACTGGACGGAGACGCGATTCAATCGTGAGACGAAGGACATAGAGACGGTGACCTACCCCCACGTCGATGTGCGCGTCGAAGAGGACGGGTTCAACAGCATGCTGGGCCATGATGCGATTCGCCTGGCGCAGCAAGCCGGCATTGTAGTCCGCGATGAGAATGGCCATCCCATATCGAAAAACGGCGGAAGGAGGTGATAAACGATGCAACAGCGAGAAACGAGGATAAGGGCTGTCGACGCACTGCGTCACGCGGCCGACATCATCGGCGACGGGCCGGACGAGGTTTACGTTCCCGAGACAGAAGCTGCCACCGTTGAACGTGCCGCCCGCGCGGTGCTGGACGGCGGAAACGTACTTCCCAGGGATATCCGCCATTTGCTGCAATACCTGGCGGACATGTTGGAGGAATGAACGATGAAGAAGGCAGACGTGAAAATAGGGCAGACGTATACTTGCAAGGTCAGCGACAAGTTGACCCTTATCAGAATTGATAGCACCAGCCCCCACGGCGGGTGGAACGCGACGAATGTGAAGACCGGGCGAAGGGTCCGCATCAAGAGCGCCCAGAGACTTCGCGCCCATACGCGACAGGGCGCCACTGAGGCCAAGAAGTCGGCCAAGGCGGCCAGAGCTACCAAGGCGGCGAAGGAACGCGCCACGGCGCAACAGGGCGCGGACCGGGCGCAAGATACGGCCAAGGCCAAGCCCACATGCTACATCTGCAAGCGCGAAATCGCGCGCAAGAGGAGCGCGCAGTACTGCGGGAAAGACCTCTGGCGGCACAAAGGCTGCTCCCCGGTGCAGCCGGGCACTGCATCCGAGAAGAAGCCCCGCCGCAGAGCCGGCAGGCCCAGCCTCCTGGATGAGGCGTTGGCCGTCCTGAAAGAGAGCGGCCGCCCCATGAACGCCAAGGCAATGACCGAGGCCGTCCTGGCCAAGGGCGAATGGTCCACGAAGGGCAAGACGCCCGCCGCGACGCTCTACGCCTCGATCCTGCGCGAGATTCAGAAGAAGGGCAACCAGGCGCGGTTCGTGAAGACCGAGCGCGGCAAATTCGCCCTGAAATCTTGACCTGTCTGCGTGCGGGCACGCACAGGCAGGCGCGATCAATCCTCGCCCTCCACAGACGCCTCGGCCAACGCCGGAGCGTCTGTATCTTGCGCCACGGTCTATCGGCGTGTATACTATGGTAGACCCTTGAAGGAGAAAACCATGATCAAGAGCCTCTGTAAGCACGGGAACAGTTACGCGCTGGTGATCGACAAGCCGATCCTTGAACTTATCCACGCCACGCCTGAGACACCGTTCGAGGTGGTCACCGACGGGCAGTCGCTGCTGCTCAGCCCGGTGCGCGACCCGAAAGAGGAGAAGAAGTTCAGGGACGCGCTGGAGATGGTCCACAAGCGCTTCGGCCGC